GGGAAGTTGGTATTCGGGGGAAGCCGGAATTTCAACAGGAAGCGAAGGAGCACCAGGATCGATGATCGTATAAGCATAATTATTCCAAGAACCAGGGCCAACACGATCGTGTATTGCAATTGCAGGAGCGCGCGGATTGGATGGAAGAAGAAGAGCGCCGTCCGAGAAAAGAAGTGTCTTGTCCTGGCGACTGTTGAAGTCAAGCGCGGAGTGAGTGCGATTAGGCTTGGCATTAGGCGGGTAATATCTATCAGGACTGACAGATCCAGGAGTGCTTGGAGAAGGTTTTCCCGCAAAGTACTCGCGAATTGATTTAAGCGGATTAAAAGGTTCCACAGGAGCCTGATCGCGGTCGTCCCAATCATCCCGATCGTTTGAATTGGGAGGAGGTGGTCGAGGCGGTCTGGTTGGTCCGAGGAACGGTCGTTTTGATGAGGCGTCGGGGCTTTCTGTGCTAGTAGTTGTCGGAGCTTGGGTAGTTTGAGAGCCTGGGCGGGCCGTTGTAGAAGAAGAGGAAGCCGCAGTGGTTGATGAGGATGGAGCCGGGGTTGTTGAGGTGCGAGTTTTCGGACGTCGAGTTGTTGAACTCGAAGAAGTCGTCGTACTCTCAGGAGCTGGAGTGGTGGTCGGAACATTGTCCTCAAATGAAGAAATGTCTAGTCAATGTCCCGTTGGATAAGCTACTAAAATATTGGCTCGAATAACAACGCGGCAAAGACCAGCTTGAGCAGTGGTGCTTTCAAAGTTGATGGCAAGCTTGATTCTGTCAGAAGGCAGATAAGGAGATTTGAGGACGCGAGAGAAACGAGACAGATCACAAGGAAAAACGTGCACAGCGGGGTATCCAGTTTTGCCGCCACAAACAAAGCTCTCAGCTCCAGGGGTGTTCAAGAACTGAGTGGCGGGAGAGCGAGAGACGGGCATCCAAGCAAGGTCGACTGAAAAAGGATGGTCGGCAGCAGCAATGCTGGGGTAGAAAGCTACCTCAAACGAAGCCAATTCAGCGAATCCGAAAGGAGCCTGTAGAGCTGTGATAGAAGAGTGAGAAGAAAGATCAAGAGAATCACTAGCAGTTTTGCCGTTGTAGAGATGGCACACAAATTGAATCGGGAGAGTCAGACTAGGTCCAAGCGATGAAGGCCTGGGGTCGAAGGCCGGCCGATGCGGAGCAGCTTTATCAGAAACCAGATGGAGTACATCAGATTGAGGATTAGCACCGGCAAGAACAGTTTGCTCAGGAATCGGAATGGATTGAACATGTTTGGACATAATTAATTAATTTAAATTGATTGATCTAGTTTTCATTGGAATAGAAAGACGCAAGTTTAGGGTTATCAGAGTCGAAAGGGAGGAGGAGGGGCTTGGAAGCCCGAATCGCCCTCCGAACCGCGTTCGACAATAGATACCAGAGGGGTCTGGACAAAGAGGAGACACTGGGTCCCATCAACGCCAAAATGTTTTCAGGTGGCTCCCCAAGTTTCAGCGCGTCTTTCAAAGATTTGCAAGCGTGACGGCAGAAGAAATCGAAACACGCCGACTGCCATTGAAAATGAGAGTCGGGTAAAAGATCCCAAAGATCCTGGCCAAGGGAGTGACCCACGGCGAATTCCGCGACGTAGCTCGCCATTTTGTCCGGGAGAGAGCCGTCGTTATAAGCTTCATACAGCTTAGCAAAGAGTGCATACGGAGAACGTATGGCTCCATGGTGACCCACGAAGTAGCCGCAGAAGAGAGGTCGCTCAACCAGATGAATCTTGAAAGTGAGAGAGAGCAGACGAGAAACGGCCAACCAGTTTGGACCGGGTGGTGGAGTTCTGGCTATGACAGAATCGTCGCCACTAACACAGAAAGGAACTCCAGTCAAGTTGTATCGACTGGCCAACACGGCGATGTTGTAGTCAGTGTTGTCATCATAAGTTCCAGGCTCCCCAGTCAAGCGCATCGAAGTCAAGTCTCCAAACTGGCAGCTGACATTTGTCTTCAAGTGCATGTGCAGGTCTATGAGCACCTGAGGTATGTTGAGTCTTTCCATCTTCATAACCTCAAAAAGCACAGCCTCACCACCTTGAGACTGATCAAAAGCAGTGTAGTCGTTTTCAACACACAGCTGGTCACGATTGAAGTGTTCCTTGCACCAATCAGAAAGCTGAGTGGGTGTGTGACCAGCATGTATGAAGATGAGAGGGTGAGCGACTCGATCGCGCATTATTCTCTGGTATTTCTTCACGGGGCCAAGAATTAGCACGACTGCATCATGCCCAAGAGCCAATGTTTGGCAGGCCTTCCAGCCAGTCAATATGGAAGAGTCGTTCACTTTGTGCTGTGCCTTAGCAAATATGCGAACGACCGAATACCTCCAATCAGGATCAGATCGGTAAGCATTCGCGACTATCGTTGCCTTGGACTTTGAAGTGAGCTGGTGGTATTCATTGTCGGCTATGCACTCGGCAAAGAGCACTGGATCGAAAGGCTGCGATGCATTTTCATCGTACCCGAAAACGTCGCACCAAGCCGAGTAGAGATGCGAAGCCAACAGCACGTCCTTGTCAGTAAACTCGTACTGGAGTGATGAATTCCTAAAACGCAAGCGTTTTGGAATTGAAGCCTCCAACAAAGTGGGATCGGCTGAAGGTCTGTGCCAGGGAGCCAGAAGATTGGGAGGGCAAGAACCTTCCGTATACTCTTCATTCATTTCTGGAAATTGTCCCGACCATTCGTCTTTGAATCGAATCTCTTTGTCAAAACGATCCTCAGTGTTCTCAATGAAAGTTGACATGAGCTGATGGGAGTCCACACCAGGGTACACCGGCTCACAAAAAGCAGATGTAAATAAGTCTGGACTAGGCTTGACATCAGATGGCAGTGAGGACGGGAGGTCGACATGAAGAGGTCTTCTGGAGGTTGGCAAAATCGTAGTATCCGGCTGTGGAATTTCGGGCGAGACGCCGGTAGATCTCAAAGGTCGTGATGACCTCACTATGTCCAAAGTGAAGTCTATTGGCACCTTCTCACTTCTGGAGAGGAAAGGCTGTACGGGCCTGTCAACCGAAGGACCCGAAGCGGCGCCTCGAAGAATCGTCACTCTCTCCTTGAGAGGTTGTCTTAGAATCTCAACACCGGCCAACTCCGGCCAATGCTGCATTGGCACCTTAGAGCCTGGTCGAAGAAAAGCGGTGAAAACGGTTTTGATGCCGAGTTGTCTGGACAAAGTGGTGAGCTCACCAGCGATGTACACTCTCTCTTTGTGTCTGGTGAGAGCCACTAAAGTCATTCTGTCTGAGAGCAAAAACCAACTGCGATCTATGAAGATCTGGGCTGCAGCCAGTGTTAAGCCCTGCGACGAAGCTACGGTTTGAGCGTTGTGACCGCAGTTATTCAGTTCCTTCGAGGCGTTTGCTGAAGCCGTGAGAGTTCTGACGCCGCTATGTATTTTCCTGGTGTGGAGCGAAGCGCCAGGGCGGTTGTTCATGCATGTGACGTCAAAGAGATCGCAAATGTCCTTCGGGCATCGGTAGCTCCAGGCGCAGTAATAGTCGATGAATGGCCGGAGGCGAGAGGTCTCAGGAGCCAGAGTCTTCAAACTGCTCTCAGGATTCATGGAATGATAAGTTCCCTGAATCGGACATCCCAGAATGATGACGTGCGTGATGGACCTGTCGAAGAGAGTGATCAGATCGAAGTAGCCAGGTGGCATTTTGTACACCTCATCGATCACTAGAATGCGTGAGTTCTTGAACATGCCAGACTCCCAAGTGTTTATCCGCCAGTTTTGCGTGGCAGGCAAACGGAGTTTCTTCTTCCAATCGTCACGGAGATCCACGTTGGGCACAACCACGCGCATTTCATCACGGTAAGTGGAGCCGCGGAAGAAGTCGCAGATAGGCTTCGATTTTCCACATCCCGCAAAGCCTGAAAGGTGGGCGACTCTCACGGAGTGAGACGGAGCAAGATCTGAAATGCTGTCAAGAGAGGCCAACACCTCTGAGCGATTGGTGCTTTCAAGAACACCACGAAAGATCCCGTCGAGGCCGTTTTTGAGGTTGCTTGACAGAGTCTTGGCTCTCTTGAGATTTATCTGAGCGGTGTGAAATCGATTGAAAGGTAAGTAGTAGCCGTCCGATGTTCTGAACTTGAGTAGGTCGTCTTCAAAAGTTGGATACGAAAGAGAAGCGCCAATAAGCCTGTTTGATGGACGAGCTATCGGCGAAGAAGACCAATGCCCGGGCGAATGATAGATGGTAAAACGTCCCCGAGCGGAAGGCGGTCCGACGGTTTGAGTGGGCCATTGAGAGATGATGGTCACTGTGTTGTCGGTCAAGTAGGCCAAAACCACAAGATGTTCGGTGGAGTAGCCATGAGCTATAGTGGAGGCATTGACGAGCTGGCTGTTCGGCAATTGATTGCCGAGAATGCCCCACAGTTGAGACGCTGAGTAACCCGTGGCCTCCGACACGGCGTCGAACAAACAAGTGTTCCTCTGAGGAAAAGGGGGCAACACGGCTCCAGGGATCCTGCGTCTAGAAGGAAACACGTTGTAGTTGTCAGCCACAAGAGCCATGATGGTGCACCAGGGCAACACAGAACCCTCGGCCGAGGTGTCGGAAGCAAGAGCTGACAGTTGTGGCTCGGGGTCGGGAGTAGCGTGAGAAGGAAGTTTTTCGGATATCTCCTCGAGAGTGGGCGAACTGGTGTTTTCGTAAAGCGGACCCAGGGGCGGTGGCAAATCAACAGGTGAAGCCAGATTGCGAAGTTCCTCAGATGAGACGTCGGCGGAAGTGGAAACTTCCGACTCGGCGTCTTCCTCCTCCTCAAGAATGATAGGCATGGTGGCTGGTCTCTCAGGAGGCGGAACGATGCTAGAAGGAGGCAGATCATCGTCATCGTCATCTCCGCCCGAGGGAGGACCTCCCGAGGGGGGTCCACCCTGGGCCGGGGGAGGAGGCGGAGATCCGCAAGGTGGAGCCGGGTGGCCCACGTGGCCCGAGGTGCCAAATGGTTGCCACTCAGGCTCAGCTGAGGCACTCTTTTGAGGTAGTCGAAGAGTGTAGCAGTTGTCGTGGAAGTACTCATTATGTTGGTCGTGTATGGCTTGAGCTGAGAGTTTCGAACAAAAAGTGATCCAAGAGAAGTAAGCTGCAGTGAGGGCGAAACCACACCAGAGAATTTTCCTGCTGTAAGTGGGCGTCGAGAAGGGTGGTGAGTTGTCGACCAACTGCAGATTGATGAAGGGCGAAGAACGAACGAAAGGCCAAGCCAACTTGGTGGGCCACCAAGCCGGCTTGGGCCATGAAGGCACCGAGGGGATCATGTCTCTGACGCGAATGAGTAATGGCGAAGTCGGTTTTGAAATGGACACCCAGTTGTCCGCGCTGAGAGAGAGGCTGGTGATCGGCCTAGGGCGCAGCCAAAACGGTAGCGAGAATTCCTTGTTAAACGAGGCGATGCGAAGAGATCGCACAGCATGGTTTCTGATGAAATTGTAGAGAATTTGAAGGATGCCCGCTACAGGGGTGATGAGAGCTGACGCAGCGTAATGAAAAGACCGAGCATTGGCGCGGAACCAATGAATGAAAATGTGATGAGGATATATGAAAAGGGAATGGCGGGCGTTCACAGAGTAACTGTGAGTGTTTTGGGTGAATTTGACAAGAGCCTCCCACGCGGCGTCGGTGACCCAAGAATATTCTTCTTTGTTCTGTTGGTTTCTGATGAAACCATTTGGATCTGTGACACGCAAAGTGCGCACCGCACGCACGTAGTGGAAGAGGCTGGAGTAAACCTTGGCTGGCACAAGACGGTCTCTGACGGGTGAGTTGAGGTTGTCAGGATTTTTGATGATGATGGCGTCAGGGCAGCAGAAATCTTGGTGGGGGGCAGAAACCATGTGAAGTTTGCGAGAGATGAGAAGCAAGTGCACTGGGCCCCAAGAGCTGAGTTTTTCGATGGAAAAAGGAATCTTCCCGACAACCTTGGAGGTGGTAAGCCAATCGATTGAAGAAGCTGGTTGAGTGTAAGAGTCCTTTGAAGCTTCCAAACGGTAGGTCAGGGTCTCACCTTCGACATCATATTGGTAGACCTCTGGGAAGAAAGAACCTCTTGGCGAAGATGAAATGAAAAGCTCGGGCGGCACGACGATGGAAGCATATATTCTTTGAACAGATGGGTTGTTTTCGAAAAAGTGCATGATCTGAGATGGTTTCCAAAAGTGGATTGAGTCGTGAAAGAATGCGTTTTCGAGCTCAGTGACTGAAGTGTCAATTGTAGGGTAACGACTCTCGTCACGAGCACTGTAATGGTAATTGCGAAGCTCGGAATAAATTCCGGGGTAAAGTTGACGAAGTTGGGTGAATTTACGCGGTTTCATGAAGTAGCAAGCTGTGGGACCGTTGATGGTGGAGGGCAGAACGTTGTGAAGAAGATTAACCTCAACGGTCTTGTGTACAGGATGAGAATGAGCGATGGTTCCAAAAGGTGGAACGGTGATTCCGAAAAGTCCAACAAATGAAAGACCAGACTTTGGGAGAATGTAAGGAAAAAGGCGATTGGCGCGATTGGAGGCATTGACCAGAGAGGCGGCAGCTGGTTGAGCTACGGCGTCACGATGCATGGTGCCAGCAATGGCGTCGATGGCGTTTTTGAGAGACATTGTGAAGGTCTGCAGCCAAAGGCTGGAGTGAAACTTCGAGTTAGAGCAATTGGTTGAGGTCAAGGATTAAGTTGATC